CTGCATCTTTGATTATACCTCCAACAGTTCTAGCTAATTGTAATGCTGCTAATATCTGTATTGCAGTGATTAAGTGTTTAATACTATCATCTACCGCATTCATTGCTTTCTCTAGTTTCTCTGGACCCATTAATTTAAGCATTTGTTCAGTTGCTTTTTTCTGTTCGAGCATCGCTCTTTCTGCAAAAGTATTTGCATCAACTTGATTTCTTAACTTCTCATCTCCAATTTCAGCCAAAGCTTTATCCATCCCTATTTCATTTCCTTTAGAATCCTTCATACGAGCTCTCATAGCTACCTGTTTTTGAAGATCTTCCAAGGACTGCGCATCTCTGTATCCAGATTCTTTTGAAACTGTTTTTAATTGCTCCCGCAGTACTAATGAATCTCCTAATTCATCTGCTTGCATTCCTAACATTTTAGCAGTAGCTTCCTGCTCAAGTCTGTTCATTTTGCCAAATGATGCTGCTGTAATATGTTGCTTTCCTAACTCAGTAGCAAGTCCAGCCATATTATTAGATAATGCATATCCTCTTGCTTTTTCTAGATTGTATTCTTTTCCTGATAATAATTCTGCTTCTAGTTCAGCTGCAATAGATGATTCGAAATCTAATAAACCATCTGCTGTTTTTTCAACTTGAGACATATTTAATCCTAATGCTTTTGCTTGGTATACTGCTTGTGCTAGATTTTGTCCTGAGGATTTAAAACTTAGTTGAACTCGTGAAGAAGTGTTTGCTACTCCTTTTATGATCTCTCTATTATCTATTTGGAGTCTTTTCTGACCATTTAATAACTTAGTTTGAACGGTAATGCTTGCTGTATAATCTTTAGCATTCTTACCCATAGTCATAGAAGTTAAACTAAATTTTGTAGCTTCTTCTGTACTAAGTCCCATTTGATGATGTAAAGCTGCAAAGTTTTCTGCCATGTCAGCAGAAATAGCACCATTACTTCCTAATGTTTTATTTATTTCTTCTTGTGCTTCTTGAAATCTTTCTGAGTTAAAGAAAAGTTTATTTGGATCTTTGAGGGAAGCATCTATCATTGCATCGTTCATCTTAAGAGCCTCTAATCTAGTTACTCCTAAGTTTCTCTGCATACTCACCATTCTTTCATCTAGGATAACAAACTCATCAACTGCTTTTCCTACTACTGCTCCTAATGCTAATTCTCCTAAACCTGATGCAAGTGATTTAGCTCCTACCCCTAAAGATTTCATCTTACTATTTCCTTCAGCTAGACTATCTCTAAATTTCTTACTTGCATCCGTAAGCTTAGGTAGTGCACTACTTAGTATAGGAATCTTCTCGACTATCTGCTTAAACGGTAAAAAAACGTCTACTTTAGAAATTTCTTCGAAATTCTTTTTTAATTTACTTGAATGTTCTAATTGATCCTGTATTGTATCGTCTACATTTTGAAGAATCTTAAGAGTCTTTTCGATATATTCCTGCTCTGCTTTAGAGGCAGTAGCTTTTTTATCTTCGAGCTCTGCGATTTTAGACTGTACTCTAGCTTGATCTTGTTTTATCTTTAAGACTTTTTTATCAAATTCTGCTTCAGTTTTCTTATCTGTTAACTGCTTTGAAGTATATCCTGCTAGCTCTTTTGCTGAATTAACAGCATTTGAAAAAGAGGTTTCATACGCAGATGCAGATTCTCCTGTAAATTTAGCAGCTTCTTTTGCATTTTTACCCAATGCATCTGCTAGTTCCTTGAGTACAGTGGTTAAACTAGAGGCTTCTTTATTAAAGTCTTTTAAGCTTTTTAAATCTGCTGCTGAAACTGTGCTTTTATTAGCTGCCATTTATTCTGTGGGGTTTACTTATAAATAGGTAAAGGCATCATTTTTTTGATGCCTTTGTAGTATACGTAGATTCGTTTAATTGTCTTTCTATTAAAGCATTTTTAACTCCTTGCTGTATTGTCCTATCTGTACTATTGTTTTCTTTTTCTTTATAATATTCGTGTAATTTATTAAATATAAATCTTCTCAACCAAAGAGGCATATTATATACAGTATCCCAATCGTATCCTCCGTTTCCATGAAAAACTATATCGTGTATTTGTGTAAATACTGATAATCTATACTCGGGCGTCAGGCCAAAAAAAGTTAAGTCCTATCGGTAGGTCGACGTCCTCCTCATCGCCGGTTGAATTCGTTAGTGTAGTTGTTAGATCTAGATCTGGGTTAAGGCTACCGTAGTATTTTCTAAATTCTCTAGCATCTCTTGCAAGAAAGTAATTGTTTACGAAGTCTCTAATACTTTTTTGATCTCTATCTCCATTAATAGATGTAACTAAATGTGAAAGTCTAACTGTAATATCACTTCCGATATCTTTACTTATCTTCTGTAACCCTTTTACTTCTTGATCAATTTTTATATCTTCTCCGTGAGTTAGTAGTCTAAATGTAATTGTGTTTCCTGTACTCGGAAGAGTAAATGAAAATTCATTTTCTGTTGCTTTTTCTAATTCTAGAGAAAGAGGTTTTGGTTCTATCTTACTTAAGTCGACTACTTGCTTAACTCCGTCGTATTCAAACTCATACTCTTTCCCGTAAGCTAAGATACGTGCTGCAATCATCATAGCATTTTTATCTCCTACTAATATATCATCATAATTAACCTCTGAGATTATTAATGATTTTAGTAGTTTATCTATAACTACTCCTTGTTTTATATAATTTGCATTTGTTAAGATATCCTCTTCTTTAGCAGTCATATATTTCATCTCAATTTTTCCAGATGATAGCGGAGAATCTTTTGAATAAAGTAGTCCTTTTGAAGGAAGTTCTACCATTTCTGTTGGTATTTTAAATTTTTGTTCCATAAATTTTATTAGTTAATAACTTGTTCTATATATAAATATACGAATAAAACTTTCTTAAAACAACAAAGCCTGGACTTGCCAGGCTTGTTACTTTTATTTGTGTTGGACTAGTAATTCAGGATACAAAAATCCATTGCTACTGTAATTCCTATCTCTACGATTCCGTCAGCAGAAGTCCAATCGAATTGTCCAAAGTCTCCTTTTGTTAGGTAAGCTCCTTTAATAATCCACTCTCCTACGATGTCTCCTACAGGACCTAATATATTAAGAGTTATATCTTTTTTATAGAAATCTGAGTATCCTGCTCTTCCTGTTACTGATTCATACCCTAGACGAGCCCATTCCATTACTGCTTGTGCTCCTGAAGGTGTTACTGGTGAATATAAAGTCATATCCATATCCTGCCACTCTCTTTTCCCTCTTATTTTTCTGTAAGAGTTCATATGATCTAGTTTTATTGTCCCATCTTGGAAAGATGGTGCCTTAACATTCTTAACCATGAAGGAAGGAATATTGTCTATATACATTATAAACCTGTGCTGAACCATTGGTTCAAAGGCTCTGAACATTATTTCGTTTGGATCTAATACTGCCATTTTATCTTATTTATTTTATTATAAATATCTGTTTTTACTTTATTATGCAAATGTTGCTCCAGTTGGTGCAATTGTGAAATCAAGTACTACAAATTCAACTGTTTTAGTTGGTTGTATTAGTATTTGTCCATTTAACTGATTTCTGTCAATTGAATCTGCTGTATTATTTGTATCATCCATTATTACTCTAAAAGCATAAAGACCTTGTCTCTCTACTACTGATTGTAAGTACGGGTTAACTGTCGTTAAGAATCTATTTCTAGTAGTTAAAGTATTTTGTTCAAATACTAGATTACGTGCTTGATCACCGATAAACTTCTTAAGGGCAATTAACAATCTTCTAACATTTACTCTATCTAAAGCTGATGGTTTTGTTTGTAATGTTTTTTGTCCAAATATCGCAATACCGGATCCAGGAAATGTAGCAATTGGGTTGATTTTACCTGCGTAAAGAGTATCTCTTTCTCCTTTAGTTAATTTTCTCTCTGCTGAAATTACTCCTGGAATACCTCCTCTTACTAGTCCTGCTGGTGCAAACCATGGTGCTGCAACTGCATCTGTAAATGCATATATACCTGGTACCAATGTTCCTGCTGGTACCCATTCATTTGTACCTGCAGCTGATCTTATCTGTACCCATGGCCAGTAAGTTGCTACATAAGAGCTATTAAAGCCTGTTGCTGTTGAAACTATCTGTCCTATTGAAGAACCTGTTGGTACTAAGTCTACAACTGCAATACAATCTCCTCTACTTTCTGCTAGAGAAATAACTGAGTTAATTACTGTATTTGCACTTGTTGTTGTATTTGTAGCAAGTAACCCTGGTGTAGTTATAATGTTAAATTGGTAATCATCTTTATTTGATAGTAACGCTAATGCTGTAGTATAACTTGCACCTACAACTCCTTGTACATTTAAAGATGTTGCAATAATATCTTGAAAGAATGTTATTGGATTTGATCCAGCAATATTATCTCCTCCTGCGTTATAAAATGATCCAGAAAATGATATAGGGAGAGATCCTGAAAAGGAAATTCCTGCTGCATCACTGTTTATAGTTACTCCGTCTGATGCTAGGTATTTATTTGTTGGTAAATTTACTCCGGATATTCTAATATACCGAGAATTATTTGGATAATTACCTACTTTATAGTTGTAAGATACCCCGGATGTTGCATCTGTTGCTACCGTTGTATATTGGTTACCTATCACACTTTCTATATAGTTAGGTGAACTAGGATCTAAAGATAAGTTATTAAATGTTTCTAATATTACTTTATTAGTTTCATTATCATCTGCTCTTCTTACTGTTAAGGAGAAAACACCTAACGCTGTATTAATTCCACCAATCTCCCATCTTATATTATCTGCAGATCCACTTACTAAAGATCCATCTGGATTTATATAACCTGATATGTTTGATGTTAATCCTGCTAGAGAAGATGTTGCATTATTAAATATAATACCTTTTCCTAAAGTCTCTATAGTAAATGGTGTTCTTCCTGTTGCTCCGCTAAATAGTATGGTTTCACTTCCAGATACGTATGTGTATGCGTTTAGTACTGAAGATAATACATTTGTTCCTATTTGAGAAGCAGATGTAAATAAACTCAATCCTGTTGCTGGTGATCCCAAACTATTTGCTGATATATTCGATAAATTAGCGCTATAGAATACGTTAGATCCACTAGTGTTAATTGAACTAACAATGTTAGCAATTGTAGCAGCTGGTGTAGATCCTGTTGGTATTATTAAAGAGTTTGCCGCATTTAGGCTATTACTAGTTCCTGATACTATAAGAGTAACCCCGTTTATAGAGAAAGATCCTGATGGTGTAATGAATGGTGCTAAACTTGCACTAGAAATTACTAGAGAAGCTGTAGTTGCTAAAATTCCACTTTGAAGAATTGTATTAGCTGCTCTTGTATAGTCTGCAGATCTAGATACAATTCTTGTTACCAAAGCTGTATTACCTCCTTGTTGGAAGTACCCTTTTACTGCAACTGATGTCAAGTATTCATACTGTTTTGAACCTGATGTTATTATTTCTCCAAATGTTCTTGTATAGTCACTATACGAAGTAATAATAGTAGGCTCTTCTACAGGTCCTTTTACTGTTGGTCCGATAAACGCTGCTCCAGCTGCTGTTGGAGCTGGTTGTATAAAAGAAATGTCATTTTCTCTTGCATAGACTCCTGGAGAGATGATTGATTCTGCCATGTTTTATTTAATTAAATTTTAATTTATTATAAATATCCTAGTATTTTCATAACCTTCTTACGAGGTTGTAGGTTCTGTATTTACTAATAAATAGGAAAGGAGAGTCAAAACCCTCCTTAAATTTCTTTAATCTAAACTACTACTTATTCTACTGGTTCTGCTAAAGTAATATACTCTCCTAACTCAAGATTAACACTACGTTTTCCGAATTCTTTTTCTAATTCTTCTGCTATTTCCCTCTCCTGCTGCTGTAGAGTATCTAAATAATCTTCTGCTGCTTTCCTTCTACCTTCTATACTAATCTTTGATAGCTCTATACTCCCTAATTCTCGAGAAAGAGATTGATAGTTTTGTTGAATATTAATAACTCTACCTAATTGCTCTTCAGTTAATTTTTTGTTTTTCATAAAACTTTTTTTAATTATTTATTTTCTTATTAATCTATGAACTTTTTTTTTATTTTACAACTCTAGTAAGAGACTCTTTATAGTGTTTCACTTAATTTTTCTGAGATCTCCATCCATTCA